AGACGCGGGTGGCTTCTTGTAAATTAAGTCCCTGACCACCGGATTTAATCTGAATTATAAAAACAGCATTCCCCGGCGCTCCCCTGAACAATTCAATCTGTTTATCCCTGTTCTCTTTTGATATAGTACCATCAATTCTAAATACGGGAATACCCTTTTGTTTAAGAATTTTCTGAATATGTTTCATTTCACCCATAAATTGACAAAATACGAGACTTTTCTCATTTGAGTGACCCTCTAACATGTTAAAGAGGGTTTCCATCTTTTTTGATTTACCATTCCATTTCTCAGCTTCAACCCCATATTGTTTTGCGATACCGGATAAATACATCTGTGGCCAAATCATACACTGCCTGGCTCGTAATAAGCATTCCAAAATAAGCATATTCTTGGAATTGAGACTAACAGAATTGGCAAAAATTTCACGCAATTTATCTTGAATCTCCATAAATGCAAAGTTGTACAGATTCTTCTCTCCTTCATACATTTCCAATTCGACATTTTCAAAGTGACACGTCGGCAATTCAAGTCTCCTATCCATGACGGCCACGTCCCGTTTGGTGCGACGTAAAATATACAAATCCTTTATCTGAGACGTTCGTCCCTGAATCAGGTTTTGTGGAACTCCAATAAACTTACACAATGAAACAAAATCCTTCATAGAATTAAAAACAGGAGTACCGGTAACGACCCACCGAACGGGGGACACCAATTTACACATACTCTTGTAAGTCGCGGATGATTTGTTTCGTATTTCGTGCGCTTCATCCAATACAACCCTGTCCCATTCAATTCTGTGTAACTCACTGTGCTTTATGAGAACAGAATATGGCGAAATTATAATTCTCGCCGATCTCATCATTTCCAGATTAGCATTTTCATTGCGCATCGGTCCATCAAACACATGAACACCCAACTGTGGCGCAAATTTGGTTATCTCGTCTTTCCATTGAGTGATAATAGATTTGGGTACGACGATGAGGGAACGACTCTTAGGATTACCTAAAATAGTCGATACCACCTGTACTGTCTTACCGAGACCCATTTCGTCACATAAAAATCCACCCCTTGGACCCATTGTTTGATTCTCCATAGATAACATCCAAAAAACCCCATCAGTTTGGTAAGGGGCATATAAACTTCCATTTAATTCCTGTTTGGCGCGATTATATTGTATGTTTACGAGATCGTTCATTTTGAATTACATTTTATAATGGCATGATCTACTTAGGGGGGCTAATCACTGATATAAGTGTCCTCTGGATCTATCACGATCTCACACGGAATTACCTTTTTCTTCCGAGGTTTTCGGACTTTGGGTTCGGGAACTTCGATTCCGTGTTCTCTGTGATATAAAACCTTTTGCCAAAATTCTTCCATGACGGGAAAATACTTTTCCCACCATTCTCTGTCCCGTTTAACATTAACAACGGTGAATTCCTCGGGTCGAGGCCAATTTGTTTCGGCGGGCTTGTATTGTATAAAGTCGGCTTCCTCCAGGTCTAATATTTCCATGCACATTTGAAGTTGGGGCATGTAGTGGACCGGAACGTCTCCATTTCCGATATCCCTCGACATGGGGCATTTAATTTCGACTAGCTTACCCGATTCACTCACACCATCTGGACTTCCACCCAGCCATGTATATTTGGGATGAGGACACAGTCCTATCTCATGTACAACTTCATTATGACGCTGTTCGTATAAAATACGAGCTTCATCTTCATATTTTTCACCATGTCGGGTGGCTTCATTTCCTGTAAAGACGGGTCCTTTGCCACATTTCTTTAGTAGAAGATCGAATGGGGTCTCGTAGTGGTTTAAACTGATCGCTGTTGCGCAGTCACTAGCAGTAAGCATGTTCCCGCGAAGATCCAACCATTCCTGGGATTTTTGGGCGGCATATTCGCGTTCAATGAGTACCTTGACATGTGGATGCATTTATTAGTTCTAGCTTCTATCTTTTAACCTTGTATCATCCCTAAATTTATGTACGATCACTGACTTAGGAGGCAACCCCGGGGGTGGTCTCGGTGGAGGTGGGGGTGGTTGCGTATATTGGAATTTATGTGGAGGTGGTGGAGGGGGTTGATTATTATGTTTTGGTAAATCCCCGCCTCCATATGCAGGTAAGAACACCGAACGAGCCGCATTTTGTTCCGCTTGTTTTTTACTCTTGGCAAAACCTACCCCGAGCTGCTGATTTTGAACGATGGCTCCGATGACGAATACCCCATTTTCTTGTGATAATACACGATATTCAGGGAGTTCAAAGCTGTTTGTTTGACAATATCGCATGAGATGATCCTTAAAATTGTCATCGACCATGATACAATTCAAATCAATGAATTCGGGATTTTCATAAATCCCCAAAATAAATTGCTTTGCGTGAAGCAATCCACAATCCATATAGATAGCACCCACGAGGGCTTCGAATACATCCTCAAGAATCTTGGGATTATTATTCCATTCATTTCTCATTCCCTTCTCATCCATTAAAACAAGTTTATTCAAACCCAATTTTAATGCGATAGATGCGAGAGTTTCCGACCTAACTAATTTAGTCCTAGCCTTCGTTAAAAATCCTTCTTGTTTCTCTTCAAACTTATCGAATAACCATTTCGTTATCACGAAACCTAATACACTATCACCCATGAATTCGAGAGTTTCAAACGATTGAGTTAAATTTTCATGTTCTTTTAATGCGGATTTATGGGTAAATGCCTTTTGGTACAGAGATAGATCTTTTATCTTTGTACCAACAAGTTGTTCTACTTCTTGTTGGGAAACATTCATGTTTCTTTGTTATTTATTAAAAGTTATTGTTTAAGTTACTTAAATCCACCCCCTTAGACCACTCGGGCATCCTGGCTTATATAAGAGTGCCAGGAGTGGGGTTCGAACCCACGCGCACATTGTGCAGTGGGTAGTTTTGCACAAGGCATTTTTATTTTTTTGTTTCCTATTGGCAAATGGAGACGGAGATGAGATGAATGAGTCGCCATTGATCTATATTAAAACTCTGAATACCCAAGAACTTATGCCTTCTTGGCGGCCTTCACGTAATGCGGAGAAAGGAACTTTTGCAAGTTGAGGAACGTGACTTGAACGTCGCCCGGCTTGAGGAGCTCCCGGAGCTTTTCGTCCATGATGAGAACGCGTCCATTGTCCGGATGCTTCAAACCGTGTTCGGTAATGTACTTGGTGAGAAGCTTGGTAACTTCACTTCGGGAAACCAATTCTCCCGGCGGAAGACCGATAAATTCGCGAAGTTGATCGGTGATTTCTTGCTTACGGTTGAAACCGTTGTTAGCCGCGCGCGCAGCCGCCTTGGATCCGTCCGGGTCGTCCTGCTTAGCCTTGATCTTACGAACAATCTTGGTGAGGGACTTAACGTCGGAGCGGAGAGCGGCAATTTCGGTTTGAATTTCTTCAAGAGACATGATGTTATATCTTTCTTACTTGTTTCATCTTTAAGCGTATTAACGACTTTAGGTCAGATTTTGGTAACACACATATGCGAAATATAAGAATGAGATAACATTACTTACGTTTTCTGACATTGAGAATTAGTGTACTAAGAATAACGAGGATAATTAATACATACAAAACACGCTTAATGTTTTTTCTCAGGTCGTAACGAAATGGTATGAATATGTCATCCGTTATGGCAAATGGTGGCCTACTCTGAACACCCTTGCACTGACCAGGACAACCCCCACCCGCGCAGCACGTGGCCTCACATGGAAAGATCTTATCACCGTGTCTATAACCACATATTTGATTATCATAGGGGAACTTCTTGCTTTTATATGCGTAACATTTACAGTCAGCTATTTGATCGCACTTGGAAGAACTGCAATCCATATTTATATATTACAATATTATAATGGATACAAACGTTTACTCTGAGGCAACCATCAGAAGATTCATGAAAAAAAATATGTTCATGGACGACGAAACGCTGGTTCGATATTATAACAAAGACAACCTGTCAGGATACAGGAACAGACTCGCACGAGTTCATAAAAAGGAAAGTCTTGAAAAAATGATATATGCCGTAGTCACAGATAGTATCCGAGACCTTGTCTATCAAATGATAGGAGAAATGTCCGATTATCTCCGTAAAATAGGGGATTTGGTTATTTCTGGGGGTGAGGCGTTTAATTTATATATTGAACGAGCTGATAGAATAGTAACCGCAGATATAGATACCAAATTTGTACCGAGACTCAAATATGATACCAAGTATTTTGGAAAGCTCCAGGCAATCAAATTGATAATTTGGGATAAGTTGGGTGAAATTTCGATGCGATACGACAAAAAAATAAAAGACAGATTAACGAAAAAGAATAAAGTATTCAGATTTCTTGGGTTAGGATTTCCTGAAAAGGGGCCGTATGTCACGAGAAGATATATGTTGATTAAGAAGAAAAAGCTCGACAACGGCCCAGAGCCGTCCAAGAAGGACGTTTTCATCGATGTTGAGTTGTTTTCTCTGGATCTTAAACTCCGGTACTTCTCCCCAGCAAAGGGTAAGATAGAAGAAACTGCCTTGGGTGGGATATTAGACATGCCCCTCATGCGTCCGGGTGAATTTGGATACGAAGTCGTAGAATCTCAAAAGAAGGGTGTCACATATAAAGTCAATGGTAAGATGATCCGTGACTCTAGAATTTCCGTCGCGGGGCGCAGGTTTCTGATAGATGATGTATATTTAATGCAGAAATTAGGTCTCAGGCCAGAAAAGAAAGAGAAGGACAAACAGAGACTTCTTAAATTAAGTAAAATGATTTCTACTAAATTCAAACTCAATTCCGGGAATAGCCTCGAGAGTATATATCACCTAGTACATAAATTCCCAATGACAGCGGCGAGGACAATGAAGACAGACGGTGTGGTGAGCATGAAAACCGCAAGTTCTATAAACCCCCGAAAGTATGTAAGATATACGACAGAACCTAGTGCGACGAGACTCGGAAGACAGATGGTATACGGTCTCAAGGCGTCCCTGCGAACAATGAATGTCCCGCAATATACAAAAACACACGGCTCTTATCGTTTTAACATGAATACACAGTTGTGGCGTAAAAACGCACGCAGTCAGTATATTAAAAATGAATACACGCACAGACCGATGAATGTTGAAGATTTACCGGATGACCTAATCATATCCAAAACGTTATATGGATTTAATCCCAGGAGAGATGGCTGGATATCAAAGAAGATACTCTCTCGTTCAGCACAAATACCATTTGTTGGTTTAAAGAATTAAATACATAGGTATATACAATGATATACGGCGAACCAACCAAAGATGAAGAAGGACTCCGATGGGTGAAGACCACCACAGACGGAGGTAGAAAGGTGTATGTTCAGCTTAATGGGGTGAAAATTGAAAAAATCGAGGGTGATGAAATTACGATTGATCTCGTGTCAAAGGTGAATGAAGACCGAATCGCGGCGGTGCATGAATTAAACAGAGAAGCCGCCATCGAAAATAGTGAATCGTGGTTCGGAAAGGTTGTTTCAGAAGGAACATTATCCAAGGCGTATAACACAGGAGCGAAAGATAAATTGACCGTTGATCGAATCGAAGCAACCCGAGTTTTTACGGTGGATCAGGAGCAGACCGACTTTGAATCGATAATGACGGATTCCGAATGTTCCGCGATTGTTGAACTCGGTGGTATCTGGTTTGGCAAAAAAACTTTTGCTCCAGCGTGGAACTTGGTTCAGGTCAGAATTGAACTTCCACCCCCACAACCAGAAGAAACATACCCAGAACAATATGCTTTCAAGGATGAATCTGAGGCCGACCAATAAAAAAAAATATGTTTAACATATAGTAAAAGATGAAGTCTCCGGTTCCCCTTGAACGAATTATGTGGGCAGTGGTGGCACTCATTGTCATGTTTTCGATCTATAAATTCAGCACAAAAAACAAGAAATCTGAATACAGCGTTGAAGATGCGTTGTATGCCCCGGCGCCGGCCGGTGGTAAGGCCACCAAGTGTGGTATGAAGGCCGGTACGGGTCTCGCGTCCAGCCTCCTCCCGCGTGAAGTCGCTTCCAAAGCCGATTTCGGTGAGTTTAAGCCGGATGACGTCCTCAAGGGCCAAAAGAATTTCCTTGAACCGCGATCCCAAGTTGGATTCCCGGAGAGTGTTGGAGGTGCGCTCCGAAATGCGAATCAACAAATACGCGCCGACCCGCCGGTTGCGAAGAAGGCTTACGTCTGGTCCAACAGCACCATCTCCGCTGACACGATGCAACGTGATTTGTAAATACTTAATTAAAGATATTAGATTAGATTAATATAACATGTCATCTGAGGCCCTAAATGTCCCAGAAGAACTCTCGGCGAATGTTTCAAAGCTCGTCGAACTTAACAAACAAATAACTGAAGCAAAAGCTGATATCAAGGTCCTAACCACAGCCGAACGGAAAATAAAAGATTCCATAAAGCGATTGATGGTTACTCAGGGTATTGATACCATTAACCTCAGGAAGGGTAAAATCTCTCTTCGCACATCGACGCGCAGGGGAGCAATGACAAAAGTTGCCATCAATTCCGGTATTAACGCGTATTTCGGTGGAGATCCAGTCAAAATCGAGGGATTAATGAATGCTATTCAAGATCAAATTAAGGAGAAAAAGAGTACGTCTCTCTCCATAACTGGTATAAAAGAGAAGGCCCCTAAAAAAGAATAAAAACAACGCAAGTCTGAACTGCGGACCTACACAATGGTCTGGTCCCAATACATTGCCGACGGAAACCACGGAACAGAAGTTGATCCAGACGAATCAGATGAAATCTTATATGCCGACGACGATGAATTAACTATTCATGACTGGGAGACGTATTACTCGGATGATATCCGATATATATGGGACATGATGAAAATCCTGATTCGTGACGCATGGTTAGAATACGAAATTCTACACCAAGCCGAATATTGGGAATTTGTCGAATTTTGTTTCGAGGACCGATGGGATAGAAGATACCAACATAACTCAATTAATATAATTTATAGAGATAAATTGTATTATATATGGAAAAAAATAAATGAATATGTTCAGGATAATGAACTCCAGGATGAATTTTTCAAGGGTGCCACGTTCTCTCATTTTATGAGTTTTATACAATCGAATTCTATGTGCGAAAATAATATTATTATATAGTAAATGTTACCCGATATAACAACCAAAAAAGTTGCGATTCCAGTCACATTATTCACCATTTTGTCTCCGGGAATGCTTCTGACCACAGACGGTAAGTCTCTTAAACTTTCCAATGGAAGTACTAACCAACAAGCTATCTTATTTCATGCTCTCGTTTTCTTCTTGGTCTATTCCATCGTAGCCAAGGCTTTAGGAATCGTTTTGACAAAGGGTGATCTTTTGGTTACCACAAGTCTCTTTATCGCACTTAGCCCGGGTCTTCTCTTGACCATACCAGGTGGCAGCAAGGGTGTTATCCAATCCGGACAAACAAGTATTCCGGCCGTTTTCGTACACGCATTGGTGTATGCTATTGTATTTGCGTTATTACGCAAAAGATTTCCTCAATTCTATTAATAAGATGAAGTACTTATCTATCGGCCCGGGTGCCGTAGGTATTTATGCTCTGATCGGTGCCCTCAAGGGTCTCGAATCAGAACTTCACGAAGTCCAAGAAATCGCAGGAGCGTCTGCGGGTTCAATATTGGCATTATTTATGGCGTTGGGGATGTCTATCGATAACATCTTAGATGTTTCTTTAACCGTAGATATCTCCGAATTTATTAAAGTAGACATACTTTCATTCGTTAATAAATTTGGTTTCGTAAATATTAAGACGATCAAGAATAAATTAATTGAAATATGTGGTCGTAATCCCAAATTTAAGGAACTAGAAACTAAAATTCATGTGGCTGTATTCTGTTTAAATACGTCACAGACTGAATATATTAGCAAGGATACTCATCCTAACATGAGAGTAATAGATGCCGTGTGCATGAGTATAGCTATTCCTTTTTTATTTGAAGCGGGAAAATACAAAGGAAAAACGTACATCGACGGAGGAATGATGGAAGATGTACCGCTCGCGCCGTTTTTAGATAAAAAGCATCACGAAGTGGTGTGTATGAAATTAGACATGAATACACAGTTTCAGGATAAAATTAGTAACCCAAAACAGTTCATAGAGTGTATGATCGTAGCGACAATTAGAAACAGAGCGAGTCATTATAATAACAAATCCAAAACAATAAATATAAACGTAGGGGACACGAACATATTCGATTTCGGAATAGATTATGACGCGAAAGTTAGGTTATTCATGATGGGATTTGAGGCGATATAGGATGTTATGAAATTATTTATTGGTCTATATTATAAAGTGTGCGAACATGAACGCATGCGACCCAGAATTAAAAATTGAAAATCTAAGAAGACTCGCCAGCCGAAACGCTGGCCGAGAGATTAAATTGACACGTAAGCAAATATGTAAAGCTTACGAAGATATCCAGGAAGGTAACCTTCCGTTACCACCGTTAGTTCTCAGTAAGAACAGGACACACATGGTGGATAAAAAGTCACCACTCAAATTGAAAGATTATGATGTTTTATTCAAATCTTCATCGAAGTTGGTGGCGCTTCGTAGAATTGCTAGAAAGATTGGTCTCACCCAATTAGACAATATCACGAAGGCGAAACTTGTCGAAAATATCAAAAATAGACTCGTTTCTTTGAAGATTCATGAACCGGTGATACTAGTCAAACCCCGGACAAAAAAGACTGTTACGTCTGAATTTTCAAATAACACCGTTTCCAACGGAAACAGTGCGTATAATAACACCGCGACGTCCGGTAATTCCATGAATAACATGGGCAATTCCGCGTACAATAACAGTGGTAACAGCGGTAACGCGATGAACAATTCCGCTAATAACACGGGTGGGAATAATAACTCCCGGGCAATGAATACGAATGCCCCCGTGAATTCTACGTCTAACGCCCCGGTGGGAAATACCAATAATTCCAGAGCCCCGGCGAGGACTTCTGCCGTGGCATTCCCCAATAAGGTAAGCATTACCGGAACACCCAGGTTTTTGGGTGGTGGAGGCGTTAAATACGGCGGTGGCCCGGGGATATTTGGGCGCATGTTCGGTGGTGGTAAAAAGAAGACGAACGCTCCGAGAACGAACGCACCGAAGGCAAACACTCCGAATGTACCGAAGAAGCCGAATGCTCCGAAGACAAACGATCCGAAGAAGCCGAACGCTCCGAATGTGCCGAAGAAGCCGAACGCTCCGACACCTCCCCCAGCTCCCCCCGTTCCCGGAAGACCAATGGTTACGGTTAACAATCTCACCAAAGGGAAAAAGTTAATCACCGTTAAAGCTCATCTCAAAACCAAATCCAAATTAACAAATGTGGAGAAGAAACAGTTTGAGAATAAGGTCACTAAAAATACAAACGTCGAGGTCTTGAAAAAGGAGATTAACGCGGCTAATGCGGCTAAGCCGAACACACCAAAGACGAATGTACCGAAGAAGCCAAACGCTCCGACACCTCCCGCCGTTCCCGGAAGACCAACGGCTAACAATCTCGTCAAACAGAGAAAGTTAATCACCGTTAAAGCTCATCTCGGAACCAAAACCAAATTAACAAACGTGGAGAAGAAACAGTTTATGAATAAGGTTACTAAAAATACAAACGTCGAGGTCTTGAAAAAGGAGATTAACGCGGCTAATGCGGCTAAGCCGAACGTGCCCAATCCGGCGGCAAAAAAAGCGGCAAAGGTTTTAGCCATAACACAATACGCCAAATCCAAACAAGTATTTACCAATGACGAAATTAAAAATATGTTCTTAAAGAACGTCACTGTGAATACTAATGTTGGCGCGAGAAAGGCTATCATCAATGGTCAAGTTACTAAAAAGGCGAATGAGAAAGCCGCCCGTAACGCCAAGGAACAAGAATCCAAAAAGAAACAAGCAAAGCTCAACATCGTAAAAAATGCGGAGGGAAAATTACAATCCATGAATAAACTCAAACGCGAAAATCGCAAATCGTTTATGAATAGAATACACAGAAACGAAAACAAAAATACAGTCTTAAGAAACGCACAAAAGCTCCAAAACAATAGAACACAAACGGGTAAAGCTGTTGAAAATCTCAAATCGTTCATTCAAAATGACGCCACACTCAATAATAACGAAAAGCGGGTGTTCATCAGTAAGTTAAATACGGGTAATAATCCGGTGGCGGTTAGGGCGAGTGTAAATGCGGCGATTGCCAAAAAGAAGGGGGCAACCCAAAATAAGCTCAAAGAGAATGCGACCGCCTACATGAATAAACCGGAAGTGAAACCGTTCATGAAGAACGTGGATCGTCAGTCTATCTTAAATAAGGTGAATCGCAAAGAAAGAAATTTCACGACCATGAATGGAATACAAAAAAGAGTTAATGAGTATGTCACGGCTTACAAAAACGCCAAAAAGGGAATGGAACTCGAACAATTGAAAGCCCGGGTCACAGAACTTCAATTGGCTAACAGAGGTAACTCTATCATAAAGCAGTTTTCGGCGACAAATTCTAAAATGCCATTATCTGTGGCTATCAAGGGATTGGAAGAACTCGCAAAACAAGCCGGACAAGCTCAACTCGAAAGGAATGTCCAAACACTTAAAAATCACATGTCAAAGTCGGCACTGAATAACACCAATAAGAAACAATTTGAAAACAAATTACGAACCAAGGGTGCCACGTTGAACCAATTGCTCAAAAATGTCGCGTCTAAAAACGCAGGCATAAAAGCACAACAAAGAGCCGAGGCCCGGGTTACCCTCAATAAGCAATTAAATGCGGTCACGCCCAAATTAACTAACGCGAATAAGAATACATTATTAAAACAGTATAACGGGGGAACATCTAGTAACCAAGTTTTGAAAAGCGCAAAGATAATGGCCGAGACCAAACAAGCTAAAAATGTCCAAAATATGAAAAATACACTTAAAACCAAATTAAACACCTACCCGGACTTAACTGTAGAAAATAAAATCGAACTCGTGGGTAAAGTGAACCGAAGCACTAAGAATATAAGCGAACTTCTCAAGGAAGCACAAACGATACAAAGTGAACGAGCGGGCAAAAAAAGATCGGAACAACGTGAAAAGTTAAGTGAATACTTGAAATCAAGGGGCTTTGACGAAAATTCCGAAACGTACAAACTCATCATGAATAAGTTCAATACATCGACGACCAATTTGAGTATCCTCACACAAGAAGTCAATAAATTTGCCAATAATGCCACCGCTCTCGCAGAAGCTAAAAAGAAGGAGGAACAACGTCAAAAGAATAGAACTGAGTTAAATACCTACGCGAAGACTAAATTGGCTAACACAGATGTTAAGTATATGTTGAATAGATTTGATAACGGTGCGGGAACACTCGAAGCAATGAAGAAAGAGGTGAATACATTGGAAGGCCAAAGAAAACAAGAAAAGAATAATAAGTTCGTGATTCAATACCAAAAGTATTTGAATAAGCTTAACTTAAATAAGAATGCTCGCTCGGAACTTGAGACGCTATTCAATAACGACAAAAATAGAAACTTGAATGCGGCGAAGAAGCGCGCCGATAATAAGGTCGATGAACTCAAGAAGGCCAAAATAGCCGCAAATAGAACTATAATTACCAATTATATGAACGAGAAGAATGTTCCCCAAAACAAGAGAACGAATATATTAAGCAACTTAAATGGAGGTACGCAAGTTGAATCCTTGAAGAAGAAGGTCAATTCTATCGTAAATGGTATAAAAACCCAAAAAGTTTCTAACGCTAGAAAGGGATTTGTTGGGTGGATGAACGAAAGAAACCTCGATACGGGCAAACAAAAACCATTCTTAAATAAATTTAACAATAATCCGAACTCTGTGAATGCTCTGAAAACAGAAGTCGCCGAATTACTCGCTCAAAGTGCCAAAAACAAGAAAAACCAAAACAAAAAGAATTTCAACGTGCATCTTTCAAAATTACAATTGAATAATACAAATAAGAACAATCTCAGAACAAAATTAAACACTATCAATCTCAACACGGCAAAGAAACTCGCAAATGATCGGGTCAAAATGCGCGTCGCCCAAAAGAAGAGTGAATTACTACGATTCTTAAGAACACTGAATGGTTTATCAGAAAAGAATATCGATGAAATGATGACATCGTTTAATCAAAATACCAGTAATGTTAATGCCATAAAGAACAAAGCGGCCAACTTAATTAAGAGCCGTAAGAACGCTTTGCGTACTCAAGAATTACAAAACGTTTCCAAATATGTTGAATCTAAAACACACCTCGAAAAGGCAAACAAAGACGGGATGATTACCAAATTCAAGAATACGAACGTCACGGTTCAACAAATAAAAGAAGAGGCAAACGCCAGGAATAAGGAATTGAGTAACGCGAAGAACGAAGCGAACCGTAAGGCACAGGAAGAAGCGAACCGTAAGGCGAAGGAGGAAGAAGAAAAGAAGGAAGCGAATCGTAAGGCGAAGGAGGAGGCCAATCGTAAGGCTAAGGAGGAAGCGAATCGTAAGGCGAAGGAAGAAGCGAATCGTAAGGCGAAGGAAGAGGCCAATCGTAAGGCTAAGGAGGAGGCCAATCGTAAGGCGAAGGAAGAAGCAAATAAAAAGGCAAAGGAAGAAGCGAATCGTAAGGCTAAGGAGGAGGCCAATCGCAAAAAGAAAAATGCGCAACGACAAAGTCTGAGTAAGTTGTTGAATAGCTCTAAGAACCTGACAAATCAAAACAAGATACCATTCTTGAATAGACTTGAAAAGGGTGAAGATTTGAACAAGATCAGGTCTGACGTCATCACAAAAATACGATCGCTCGCAAAGACTCGTCAAGAAAAGGAAGAAGCCAACCGGAAAGCAAAGGAAGAGGCAAATCGTATGGCAAAGGAAGAGGCAAATCGTAAGGCGAAGGAAGAGGCAAATCGTATGGCAAAGGAAGAGGCAAATCGTAAGGCCAAGGAGGAAGAAAAGAAGAAGGTGGATGATCACAGAAAGAAACTTTTCGCTAAAATATGGAAAGATGTCAAATCGGGACGGACGGTGAAACTCCCGGGCGAAACAAACGGATCAATGGGACAAAATCGAATGAAATGGAAAGAAAAGGCACTCGCGGCTAAAACCATCCCCGCTCTCGATGAAGTGGAAAAGATGCTCGATAAATTTGTCAGTGACGTGGCGAAGGCGATTTCGGCAAAAGAGAAGAGTGCCAAAAATGCGATAAAAAAGAACGTGGCGACGCGATTACAAGGTTTTAATAAGCTCGAGCGGTCTAACCGACAAAAATTCATGAACCGAATCAATAAGGGTAACGCCAAGAATGTGGTGATAGAAAACGCACGAAAACTCCACACCAACCGTGTGGCCAAGGAGAAAGCGAACCTTAAGGCTAAGGAGGAAGCGAACCGCAAGGCTAAGGAGGAAGCCGATCGCAAAAAGAAAAATGCGCAACAACAAAGTCTCACTAAATTATTAAATAGCTCTAAGAACCTGACAATTCAAGATAAGATGTCATTCTTTAAGAGATTTGAAAAGGGTGAAGATTTGAACAAGATCAGACCCGACGTCATCACAAAGATCCAATCGCTCGCGAAGACTCGCAAAGAAAAGGAAGAAGCAAATAAAAAGGCCAAGGAAGAAGCGAACCTTAAGGCTAAGGAGGAAGCGAATCGTAAGGCTAAGGAAGACGCGAACCGCAAAAAACGTTCCGTGCAACAACAAAGCCTGAGTAAATTATTGAACAGCTCTACGAACATGACAAATCGAAACAAGATACCATTCTTGAAGAGACTTGAAAAGGGTGAAAATTTGAACAAGATTAGACCCAACGTCATAACGAGGATCCAATCGCTCGCGAAGACTCGTCAAGAAGCCAAGGCTAAGGATGATGAGAATAAAAAGGCCAAGGAGGAGGCGAGACTCAAAGCGAAAAAGGAAGCCAATAATAATGCTAAGGAAGAAGCGAACCGCAAGGCAAAGATAGTTGCCGTTCAAAAAAGAGTGGCAACCACACTCCAATCCATGAAAGAACTCGAAAGGGAGAATAGAAAGAAATTTATGAATAGACTGAATACGACCAACGCGACTACCGCTAGTATGAACGCAACAAAGATATTGAACAATGCGGAAGTTCTCCGGAAACAACGAGCTAAAGAAGCGGCAAACAAGGCACTTCAACCCACTAGAGAAGCCCTTAAAAGCCGAATCGTGCGTAACATTCCGGGTAAAACTGGACAATGGCGCAGGGGTTGGGAAAAGGAAGTCGGTTTAGCCACAAATATGAAGAGACTCAAGGAATTGGATCGCCTTTTAACAGAAAAGAAGCAATTAGAAGGTGAAATCACGAAGGCAAATCTCTCTATGAAGGATAGACAGGGACACCTGGCATTGGTGTTGAGATATGTGAATGATATCAAAAAGCGGCGCGATATTGTTAAACAGCAAATTATAAACGCGAAGAAGGCTTCTAATGCGAAAAAGCTCGAAGCGAAGAAGAAATTTGTCAAGGGTATTCAAAACATGACAAATCTTGAACGCGTGAATAGACAACAATTTGTCACTAGATATAACAAGGGTGAAGATTCCACCAAGTTATTGAGTGAAGCCACGGCTCTCGTGACGAAGAAACGCGAAAATGCGAAAAGGGCCGAAGCCGAAAAATTAGAAAAGGAAAAGAAGGCAAAGGAAGCGGCCGCCGCAAAAGCAAAGAAGGAGAAAGAAGAAGCGGAAGCAAAATTGAAGAAAGAACGTTTCGATAAACTCAAACGCAATACGGCGAAGCAATTCCAAAGCATGAAGGGTTTAACTCGTGGCAACAGAAAGGAATTCATGACGCGTCTGGAAAGGGGAGAAGACCCCGCGCGCGTATTTGCCAATTCCAAAACGAGAGATGCTCAACGCATCAAAGAAGAAAAGGATAAGGCCGAAAAGGCAAGATTGGCACAAGAAAAGAAAAAAGCCGACGCAGAAAGACAAGCGGTGACGCGTGAAATTAACTCAGCGCTTCGTGCGGGTGATATTGGTTCAAAGAATGCGAACCGATTAAAGAGGGACGCATTAACAAATCCAGCCAAAGCTAGAACGGCTTTAGCTAACAAAAAGAAACAAGTCGCCAAAGTAAAATCTGACCAAAGACGCGCGTACTTGAGATCGGCAAAACCCACACAAAGAACAAGTGCGTCTGTACGAGCGACCTCAGGGGGGAAATCTAGGAAATCGGCAGGTCGTCGTCGGCGTTAGGTTTTGAAAAAAAAACCTAAAGTTATAATAAGATGCAGATATTCGTGAAGACCCTCACAGGTAAGACTATCACTTTGGAGGTGGAATCATCCGACACAATAGATAGTATAAAGTCCAAAATTCAAACGAAGGAGGGAATACCACCAGACCAGCAGCGTTTAATTTTTGCGGGAAAACAACTCGAAGATGGAAGAACTATAGCGGATTATAATATCCAAAAAGAAAGTACATTACACTTAGTTCTTCGTCTTCGTGGTGGTGCGTTGCGCACCTTTTCTGGTAGAAACAAAAACAGGTGGTCTCCGATATCCAAACAACGCGAAGAAGAGGCACTGAAAATTGCGCGTCAGGCGTACGACGCAGAGCCGGGGGTTGTCAGTACTTCGTGTTGTTTCGTTAAAATATGCGAATCCGGTACCATTAGAATGTATAATCACAGTCGTTATACCGTTCATATGGAATTAGAAGAAATACACGGATCTAAAATTTCTGGTGCCGGAATAGGCGGAGGTCCGGGAAATGTCGATATAACCATAAAAGAAGGAGATCGCGCGAAGAATGTTGAAATCACACTCCCTCCCGCTCAATATGATAATGTTTGTAAAATGTATATTCCGTCATATAAACCATCTAAAATTAGAACCCACGAATACACCATGAAAGCGCAAATGGACGGTCAGGAATTATGGACTAGAACATACAGTGTTAGCGATGACATCCATTTCAGAAATAGACACATGGATGAAATAAAAGCAAATTCTCGCGCAGAATCTAGAGAAAGTTGTCGGAAACTGAGACCAATAAAACGTATAGTACTTTTTGTGTTGATTGCCATGACAAAGTACAAAGAAAAACTGAATTTAAAGTTTTAGATCTAACATAATTAAATGGAATGTTGCGACGTTTGTTGCGACAAATTAAACAAAACAACTCACAAGAAGGTAAAATGTCCTTATTGTGATTTGATTTCATGTAAAAGCTGTTCTCAGAGGTATTTACTGACTCTGATAGATGATCCACATTGTATGAATTGTAAAAAACTATGGAATAGGGAATTTATAGATTCATTTTGTACTATCAAATTTAGAAATGTTGATCTAAAAAAACACAGAGAAAATACACTATTTGAACGTCAAAAACTACTTATGCCAGCCACACAGCCCGCAGTTGAGCGTATAATTACAATGCGAACACTGAGAACACAGATACACGACGTCAAGAAACAAATACTAAACATCCAAAGGGGCTTGGGTCTCAGTATTCATACACCCATTAATCCGGATGACGAGATAATGACGTTACCGGAAATGAAAATATTAGTTCCACAGTTACAAGATTTACAAACGAGACTCAGTTATTTACGAAATACGGGTATATCCCCCAATGACGGCGAAGACCCAAATAGAAAATTTGTCCGTAAATGTCCAAGTGGCGTTTGTAAGGGGTTTTTGGATGAAAATTGGTATTGTGGTATTTGTACGACGAATTTTTGTGATAAATGTAATGCTGAAATTAAAGATGGTCATGAATGCGACCCGGATGATGTAAAAACCATGAAATTCATAGCAAAGGACACCAAACCTTGTCCGGCGTGTGGAGAAATGATCCAAAAACTAAGTGGATGTTCTCAAATGTGGTGTCCCCAATGTAAAACGGCATATAATTGGACAACGGGAAATATAGAGATGGGACGGATTCACAATCCACACTTTTTAGAATTTAAAGTGAGTAACAACAGAGACAACCAAGATATACCGTGTGGTGGGTGTCCGAGTTTTCAAGAGATATGGGAACTTGAGGTGGAGAAAGACCTAGGATATTTTGCATCATTTGGTCACGACCACAATAACAATACATGGAATCAAAATATAGTTAGGTTTCATATACGGTTTCGTAATGATGTCTATAAGATGGCAGAATTAACACATCTAATAGGCTATTTCGAACGACGGGTTATGTGGCTAAATGCGGAAGAAATGGACGAGGACAGGGAGTTTTTTTATTCCCGAATCGCGTATATGTTAGATGAAATGTCCGAGGATATGTTCAAACGACAACTACAACAAACGGATAAGGCTATATGTAAGGATAGGGATACACGAAATATATTTCGAATGTTTATAGATACATCGAGTGATTTACTCCGTCAATATGTAGTAGATCCCACTAAAAAGACATACGTAGTCAAAACACTAGAAGAATTGAGATTATATACTAATGATGTTATCAAAAAAATTCATAGACGTTACAATCACGTGACACCACACTTCATACCAGAGTGGGGTACATCGGAACCCGTAATGAGAAGGGTTTAGGATATTCTGTTATATAATAATCTTGAATAATATTAGACATGATTGCGTGGGTTATACTCGTAATCGTTAATGTGTTAATATTAGTCAATACCAGGGAACCCAAAAATTTGAAAATTGTCAAGGACAAATATGAAACACTTCGACAGCATTTAATCAAAACGGACAACAAGAAGTTTAAAATGCTCACGAACAGAGTTCCAATAACAGGGATGACCAGTACATCTGGTGCGATAGGTTATAATGCGAGTAAAGGTTCGGATATCGGTATTTGTATAGATGGCGAACCGAATGAAATATTCCATGTACTGATTCATGAGTTGGCACATAGTACAGTTAAAGAGTATAGACACTCAGAACAGTTTTGGGAAAATTTCATAGAATTGCGGGGAATATGTGAGAAATTAGGAATATACAACAGAATCGAAGAAAAGACCGAATTCTGTGGAAAACACGTCCAGGATAAATAATCTCAGTATCTTATAACATGGCAACGCCTTTCAGTGTCACATTACAAGCTGTCCTTTTGTGGGCATTTGTAATCATGCTTACACAGCTTCCATCCCTCAAGCTTCCGGCCAGATTTGAAAACTTTAACGGGCGCGTGTGGTTGGTCGGCTTTATAATTCCTAATCTACTTCGTTATATAGTGGCGAGCGCGCCACGTCTTGCTGTCAATAAAAGTTTTGTCTTTATGGCATCTCTTATATCTGTTGGTCTGGTTTATTTAATCACTAAGATAGGTTGGCCGATAAAAAGAAAAGACGTCGAAAGCTATGGTAAGGACAAAAATAGCACAATGAAGACAATTGTGTTATTTTCGATGACTTTTATCACGAGTGCTCTGGTGATCCAAAAATTACTTGGTCTCAGATTATATACTGAAATGGGATGGGAATCGCCCGTCGGTAATGCGCAGGTCGTTAGCGTTAGTGTTTGATGACATACGTCTTAATCACATAGAAAACGATAGCCGCCACAAGACCTGTGGAAGCTAAACCAACAGCGCTTCTAGAACCATTCTCCGATAAAAACTTGGGAACAGAGCTCACAAGTTTTTCTTGGACCGGCTTACTGACAGCGACCGCGGCACAAACACCCGCGACGAGGGCAAACATTTGATCATCCGTCATGCCGAACGGATTCTTATTCGACGATTTCTTGGATTTTCTCTTTTCGGAGGACTCTTCGGTTTCCTGAGCAAACCCAACATCGGTCTGAGGAGCGGACATAGACGGCAAAACGCCTTGGCTGCGACCTTCCGGAGCCATGGCCGGGGGCGCCATAAAGTTCGGCCCCGCGCCAGCTTGGGGAGCCATGAGATCAGCAATCGGTGTCGAATCCATAGTAGTTTCTTGCTGTTGACTCACATTTTTTTCTATCAAATTTTCGTCTACAAACGACGTGGAAGGTTGTTCAAGTTTTGGTTTTGTATCCAAAGGAACCATGCCATCTCCGGCATCTCCCAAATTCATGGTTCTAATGTCCGTCATTTAAGATAACGTTACTTTTTTTTAAAAAATACATTACGCATTTCACTCTGGATAATTTATTTTTTCTTTTTTGTACCACTCGTGCCCACTTTATTGATTGTGATTCCCATCTTCTTTGTAGCTTTTCGTGCGTCATCCTCCTTCTCCTGTAAATAGCGTGGATTATACATCTTTTTACTAACCTGCCACAACTGGGGACTACCAACTCTAAACCCCGTTCTAACCCTGGCTTTATACCAAAACACACAATCCGTTATTTTATTAGATTTAACTGTGTTATCAAGTACAAGACATTCATAGTTTTCTGTACAAGCATCCATCACCTTACAAAACATATCAAACGAGGGAAAAATCCCAAAAAATGACTTATAGAGCTTTTCTCGGTTTTGTATGATGTTCTCGCGAAGAATAAAAACATAATCCACATTGGCGCGCAATGCCGGTGGCAAATCCATCACGTATTGCATCGTGAGCATGAAAAAAAGTTTCCAGTGCCTACCATTCATAAAACACTGTCTAATACAGGTATCCTTGAGAAATTTACTATCATACATACAATCATCTAAAAGCATGAACGCCCCGCAATTATCTTTTCCCGCACCAACTAACTTTCTCTGTCTGCTCATGACCCTTTCTATCGCCTCTCTGTCGTAATCTCCGTATATGAACAGGGGAGGGACAAAATTTTGATAAAAATGGTTACCTTCTTCTGTTCCCGATAAGACAATACCCGCTGGAATGTGCTTTTTGTAGAACATTATATCCTTGACCAGCGTAGATTTACCGGTGTTACGTTTTCCAATGAAAACACAAACTCGATCATCACTTATTGTAGCTGGATTGAATTTCCTTAACTGAAGGTTCATTCTGATATAAATGTGTCTTTTATTTTGGATAATTTTACTCACATAAAGTAAGATGGCTGGTCGTCTAAATTTAGCAGTCACTGGTATCCAGGACCGATGGCTTACCGAAGAACCCCAGTTCTCATATTTTCTTACGTCGTATAATCGTCATAGTAGATTCGCTCTGGAACAAATTGAATCTCCCTTCGATGGGACTTTGGATTTTGACAATATAATAGAATGTAGAATACCCCAAAATAAGGGAGATCTCATTCGTAACTTCACGTTGAAAGTTAATTTAACGGACCCAACCCCAGATGCGAGTGGGAACAGTCATCAATACGTCCCGTCGGTTTGTACCCGATTGATAGAATATGCCGACCTCTTGATTGGGGGACAAACTATAGAGCGTATTACTGGTGAATATATCTACATGCATCAACAATTAAACAATACAGATGATGACGTGGCACAATCCTTATATTTTCTAAATGGACATGGAAATCTATTGGGTTACACGACAGATTATACATATTTTATAGATCTACCGTTCTACTTTTATCGTCACCCAAGTTTAAGTATTCCTATATGTGCCCTCACGAAACAACAAGTAGAAGTCAGAATAAAACTCCGGCCGTTGAACAAAATTGTCCGGGATACACATACAGATTCGGTTCCCACAAATCCAGTGGCCAAAATTAAACGAATTTCACTGGATACAGAGTTTGTATTCGTTTCCAAACTTGAAAGAGACTATCTGACTTCCAGACCTCTAGATTATTGTATAACTCAGGTACAATTATCTAAATTTCACATGGACGGGGGGCAAAAAACAAAGTCGGTGATGTTGAATTTCAAAAATCCGGTAAAGGAATTACTTTACTTTTCACGATTAGAAGAGTACGACGACGCAAACAAACACCTAGCCATGGAAGTCATTGAAAACATCGAACTTCGGTTCAATAATAATCCAGTCATAAACGCAGACGAAAAATTTTCGATGTATGAACAACCATTATTAAACTATGTAAATTCTCCTACGGTATTGGGAATTACAAATCCTAATATAACACCCTACTTTGGAGTGTATTCATTCAGTGATGACCCGGGTGCCTTCTATCCGACAGGTCAGGTTAATATGAGTCGAATTTCTCATAAATTATTAACAGTCACGCTCGCGCGTGAAGGGGGAACTGGTGCCAGGCGATGGGTTCAGGTATATGCGGTGAATTATAATATTTTACGCATAGATGGAGGTTTAGCGGGTTTAAAATTTTAGCTCTCTATAGTAATAGTGATGGCCGGTAGAGTTCAACTTGAAACAACTGGACCACAGGACAAGTTTTTTACTATAGATCCACACTACAGTTACTTCCGGGAACATTTTGTAAAACATTCTAATTATTCGAAAAGTTTTATAAAGATGGATGTCGGTGTAACAGACTTTGGATCTTTAGTCAGATACAGAATTTCACCCGATCAAGGTGATCTTATAAAAACGATAAGCTTGGATGTTGAATTGAATCCAATTTCAAACGCAATGGCAACCGGTATGGGATGGGTTGAGTCTATAGGACATGCCATGATCGAATATGTGGATATTATCATCGGTGGAACTACCATTCAGAGAATACCATCCGACTATCTTCAGATATATTCCGAACAAAATTATACACAAACAAACCAAACCGGATTAAAACAACTCATAGGTAAATTTCCTAACCGTACATCTTCTCTCCGTGCGAACAATCCAACCATATTAAGTCATTTAGGTGTTGCGAGCAGCAGTCAAAAATATTTCATTGATATTCCGTTTTACTTCTATAGAAATCCGGAATTGGCCATACCTCTGTGTGCCATTGACCGCCAAGAGGTGGAAATTGAAATAAAATTAAGGTCAGCGGAAGAGTGTATTGTCAATAACCAAAAAGTGACGGTGGGTGGCGTATCTTCATGGGCATCAAATGCCGGCAAGGGATATGGCTATGGTGTGGGTACATACTTACAAAATGGAAACGATATAGATGGTGAAGCAACTGGGGACGGATCCGGTTTTGTCGTTGCCATCACGCCGGATGGTAAATATGCGGTAGTTGGTGCCCCGGATAATGATCCGGACAATGCTAGAACAAATGCGGGTCACGTGAGGGTATTTTCAATGGCAGGGGCGACCTCACAAAGGGGACCGGACATAGATGGATCAGCCGCGAATGACTTTTTTGGACAAGCGGCGGCTATATCGGCCGATGGTAATAGGGTCGTTGTGGGTGCCCCCAACCACGATTACACACCGAGTATTACGAATACGGGTCGCGTGAGAGTGTATGATTATAATTCGGGAACAAATGCTTGGGATCTTAATACTACGTTAGACCCCCCGACATCGGACACTGTCGCAAATACAAACTTTGGGAGTGTTGTGTCTATATCCCACGATGGCACTGTAATTGGAATAGGAGCTCGTGGATTAAATAACTCACAGGGTAAATACTACGCATACAGAGTTGCGAGAGATAACACCAATACCGTCGGAATACAACCCGAAGGTAGCGAAGTTGGTAATGCCCTAGGTGACGCATTGGGTTATAGTGTTACGGTCAGTGGAGACGGAAAGATAATCGTCGCGGGCGCAAACAACCCGGACGGAACAAGCTATGTCAAGGCGATAAAAAATACATCCGGTTCAACGTGGGTAACGACCGATGCCGGTTCAAATTACATAGCCGCGAGCGAGAACTCGGGTGATGAATTTGGCTTTTCGTCGAGTCTCTCGTATGATGGTCACGTTTTAGCGGTTGGTGGTCCCAAAAATGACGGCACACAGACAGACGCCGGTCATGTTCGTGTATTTATATGGGATGGAGCCGATAATTGGTATCAGATGGGTACGGATATAGACGGTGAATCCGGATTCGATCAGTCTGGTATATCTGTGAGTATATCCGGAGACGGAAAACGATTAGCGATAGGCGCTAATATGAACCCATTAGGCGATGCGAGAGGTCATGTGCGTGTGTATGAATGGAATGGATCTACGGATTGGTCCAGTGCGCAGGCGAGTGCGTCGTCGGGTCAGTGGCTTCAACGGGGCATAGATTTAGACGCCGAAGCGACGGCAGATGAATTTGGTTGGTCAGTCTCCCTGACCAAGGATGGAAACCGATTAATTGTTGGTGCCAAATCAAATGATGGTACGGGTACAAGCGCAGGGCATGCTCGTATATTCGACTTTTTCGATAGAACTTTTACCCAAAACCTCATAAAGAAGTTTTCTATTACTGCGGAGATGGTATTTTTAGATCCAGGGGAACGAATAAGAATCCAAAATGCCAACAGGGACATGGTCATCACACAAATCCAACGAAAAACGTTTGATATACCATATCGTGGTTCTCAGACGAATGAATTTGATTTGGGGCTTATTAATCCCGTAAAAGAATTGTTTTTCGTCTTTCAGCGCGAAAATCCCAAAACAGTCGATAATTTCGTCCCACCGTTTGACTATGATAATATATATCTATCCGTGAATGATAGATTGCTATATTACGAGAACCTAGACAAACTAGAACTTATTCTCGATGACGAACATACTATACAAGGAAAAGCGGGTAGTTATATGTTTTTAAAAGCTGTACAATCCTCTATTCATCACTCAAAAACACCATTAATACGAAGATTCTACTCGTACAGTTTCAGTCTCGAACCGGAAAAGCCATATCCGACAGGACAACGAAATTTCAGTCTCATTAGAAATCAGAGACTGGTAGTTACGACCAATGCGTGTAACTCAGACAGGAAACTACACGTGTATGCCCTAAGTTACAATATTCTCAGGATAGTGGATGGAATTGCCCAAACTATTTTTGAGGACGCATATTAATGGAACAAGCCGCTATTGAAATTATTACGCCCGTTTTGGAGCAGTCAGTGCTCCTGGCCGCAGACTACGCAAAAGCGTGTGGCCGTGATGCCATTTTATCCAAGGATTTCGAATACGCAATCAAATATTGCGCCATGAACACGATTGGTCAAAAGATTGGTTCTCATTTCCCAGAAATTTACGAAGAAGACTCGGAAGAAGAGTCTGACTCAGAAGATCCAGAAAATACCCTCGAAGTCGTAGATGAGAATGAATTGGAATTTACGCCATACTCTGGCGAAGATAAAAAATTCACCGACGTAAATGAATCGTATGAGAGATGGGGAGACTGGGAACCCAAAACGCCGGTGGAGGAGATGATAAAAAACGCCATAGATAATAATGAACACGTCGTCGATCGAAGGATGGACTACTTCGACTAAACTAAAAGAGATTGAGGGTGGATCCAGTTCATCCGAAGAGTCGAGTGACGATGAAAGTGATACTAGTACAGATAGTAGTAGTGTTGCCGGAAGCGAAACAGAAACAATACAACTTTTTGAAATAAAGAAGAAAGTAAAGAAATCCAGGACGAAAGGATACAATCAGGATAAGTATAAAAAATTTGTAACAGAAGAAGAGCTACTTCCAGAATAATTTCTCACTATACTTTAAACATAATGTCTGCCATTGCCGATACCGTTGGTCTCGTTACCCAAGAATTGGAATCCCAAAGCTTGAACGCCGTCGTCGCGGGTTTTACCTTCGCCGCCGCTCTCTCGTGGATGGACCTCGTCCGTTGGGCCATTCAGCAAATCGTCACTGTCAAGCGTAACGGTGGTCAGCACTTCGCTCTCACTGCGCTTTTCACCACTTTGTTGTCCGTGACGGTCTATTTGGTGATGTCTCGCCTCTCCAGCCGTGTGCGTAAGCCGCTCCAACCGGTGTATGCGGTCACCCAGTAAGCTTCGGGGCAACAGGAGGAAGCTTCACAGCTATTTGTGATCTCGGTTTAGTAGTTATTAATATAACAACCAATCCTAATAAAACAATACCAACGATAGAAAGATATTCTTTCCATCTATAAGGATTCTCCATTTCTGGAATGCTTATTGGTGGCGGTAATTCAAATCGCGATAGGGGCGTCTGTTGTTTAGAAAGGTTTTCAAATTTATCGGTAGAACACGTGACTTCAAATTTCATTACATGATCTTGATTTCTGAAATCATACGGAATGAGTCTTCCGTGACTCATATAGAAGAATTCAACCTTTATATCACGGATAGTCTTTTGAGAACCGCCCACGAACGAATGTGTAAGAGGATCATCGATTCCTTTATGAACGAGTGTATCACCCGATAGAATCACTCTTCCCGTGTAAAATGGAGTTGTTGTATATACAGTACGTGTAAAGTCATCTGAACCCGTACTTAATCTCACAATTAATGACGTTGGTCCATTCAGGTTTATTGAACCACTTTTAATCGAGTTGGGAGTTCCACTCGACGTGTAGTCGCGACCGGCGAATCCAAGTAATTGGTGTGGCGTGGTATTCGGTTCCGTATTACTCGTGTAACCATTTGTTCCGGAATTGAATTCAAACGTAAAACTTTTGACAGCGGCGGAACCAGCATTTACGTTAGAAAACGTAATTGTATTCGTATCGGTATCGTATGCGATAGTCTGTATAGCTGGGGCAACGGTGTCATCCAGTTTTGCGGTAAGATCTGTGACAAGATCACCGACACTCGCATAATTTGTTTCGTCTAATGTCACTGTATTACCACTCACGGAAAACGTTTTATTTCGGGAATGAACAAGCAATTGACTATTAGGTATTTTAGCCGATATTAGAGATATCTTAGAGACGTCATAAATAGGGTTTTTCAATGAAATAACGTAACTTGACGGGTCTGGGTACAGTATGGGATCCCTTTCACTACTATCGATATCTAAGGTATGGACCTTCATTAAAATTAGGTGATATAATTTTAATGAGTGTTTAACTCTTGTTCTGGGATATAAAATACTTATTTGTACAGTTTTTGAGCGATCGGGTTATTCTTGAGTTGTTCCTTGGCCACATCTAAGCCCGCAGAACCAGACGTCGCATACGGGTTAGGAGCGTCTTTGTTAGGATTGAAGTTATGATACGGCACCTGGTTGTATTGTTGCGTCCAGCCACCACTCATCACACCATCGCGACCATCGATGCGACTCGTATCGGAGCGAACACTGGTAACCAAGCCTGTCGTCTTTAATGGAGCCTCGCGGACGTTCATTCGTCCGGCATTACCACGACGGTTGGGGTTACCGCGACGGTCATCCGCACGGAAACCGTACCTTTGAAGCTGCTCGGCGGAATAACCGTGACCCCTCTTGTTTTCCAGTGCGAGATTGGTAGCCGGGGCAACGTTGTGTCCGTTATAGAAGTTACTAATACTCGGAGCCGGTTGGTTGTTATAATAGAATTGTTGAGTGTGTTCATCGTTCTTGAGTCGGGTAATATCTTGGGCATTCGTTAAGCCACTGACTACGCGTTTAGCCGGGGCATAACCTAAACCGTCTGTTCGCAAACCAGTCTCCGAACGATTGGTAGTTCGCATCGTGCGTTGATGAGACGGGCGAGTCCGGGCACCGGACATGCCTTGGGCATAACCACCAGCATTCGGAAGACGATCCGGAAGGAACGCCGTCTTTTCTGGCATATTATGACCAACCGTCGGGGTGGCCGTTCTAAGACCACCGCCCACGTCATGTCCTGGACCCGTGACACGGCCCGGTAATTGCGTAAGCTTGTGAGCGCCAACTAATGTAGGATTAACACGGAAAAGTTGTTGAAATCCACCCGTCGCCGGAGCATCCGGGTTACCTAAGCCCGGACCAACGAGTTGTTTTTCGATGGGGGCCAGATTATTCATTTTACCCTGATCATACATACGATCTCGCATGTCGAGGATTTCCTGACCTCCGCTTCTGGGCATGGGAGCCACATCAGCAAAGGTAGCCATCTCCTTCTTCTGGGGTATTTCCGTTCTAGGGGCAAATTGGGTTTGATTAAATTTAGGAACTTTATCGGAAAGAGTTTGTTCAGAGGGAGCTTCAATAATTTCTTCCTTTGGGACCGATTCTGCTGGATTCGATTCTGTGCTCAGGGCACGTCCGGCATATACGAGACCGGCAACCGCCAAAATGGAAATAGGATCAGCCATTCTTATATTATCAAAACATTTTTAATTATATCGCTTGTCAAACAGGCCGTTCTGGACATCGGCACGAGTACTCGCCGGGCCTTTGTATGCCACGGATTGGGGCGGCAAAACGACACCCTTGTCTTGAACCGGGAAGATACCTCGCTCCCATGTCTTGATCGGTTGTTTGTTGTGTGTAGATGTACTTTGCGGTCTCAAACGATCACTCGTTTCCACATATTGGGCAGGGGCACCCTTGCCAAATTTGGCGGGAGCCGTACCATATAACATAGTATTGGGACGGGCACCCATGCTGATAGAACTGGGTTGGGGGTAAACAAAAACATCATCGGTTGCGCTGCTCTTCGGAAGAGCGGGATTTTCGACGAGGGATAATCCGGGCTGGAGTTGGTACGCCATTTATTATTATGTGAGATTTATTATTTAGACATGTGTGAACCCGTGCATACCACTTCGTTTGTCTCCATCACTTCCAATTCCTGCGAACGCCTCTAATTGAACACCCCGAGCATTCGGGTTGCATGCAAACTGACTTCCACCCTTACATGATACGCCATTTTTGGGTCCATATAACCATTCAGCAAATGCGGTTTGATCTCCCGGAACCATCGAGACCGGTGCGGTAATGAATTGCCGAGAAGCCGCTTTGCGTTGGATATGGGGGAGGGGAGAACGAGATCGACCGGCATCGAACGGTACGCGCTGATCGACTAAAGCATGAATAATGGGTCGGACCGAAGAGTATTCACACGCCGGAGGACGATTAGGACGATCTGTGATGTCTGTCAATAAAACATTACCCATTGGATTGTCTCCGGATGGCATTTGACATCCAGAACCCGTAGATCGTGTGGGAACGCCATATGTTTCTTTAATCATGTTACTCCTGTACATAACATAAAGAACACCCAAAGAGGTTGCACCTAGGACAAACACTCTAATATCCCTACGAATTAAGTATAAAAAGCAAGTAGTGTAAATTATAAATCTTGAAGCCGAATTAACACGTTCGGCTGGTGTCTGTTTATTATTAGGCCAAAACTGCGAAATCTTGTCTTGTCTGATGAGCTGTCTTGGATCTTCGAACCAAACCTTTGTCATTTAGTATATCGTAAGTTTATTTTTTCAACATACCACCAAACATACTGTTCATGGTTTTCATGAGAGCGGCTTCATCCAATTCACCTCCCTCGTTTTCCATCTTGTCGGCACAATCCTTGGCGATACCCTCAATCATTGAGAGTGTCTCTGCGGGAATGGCGGTAATCGTGGTACCTAACATATATAAGGTTTGTAAATACTGCCAAATTGCGTCCTTTGTGTTGGAAGATAAGCTATCATTCCAATTATCCTTCAAATTAAGATCCTTGAGAAATTCAATATTACCAACTTCGTTTAATAAGAACGATTCGTCCTTGTTACTGATTTTATCCGCGTACGGGGTAATCCCCTTCATAAATCCATCGACAACCAATCTCGGATTCGCGGTTTTGGCCAATTCCAACTGAGCCATAAATTTTTTAATACCCTTCTCCTGTGGGAAAACCTTATGTAATTCCACAAGAAATTGTGACATCATGTCCGTGAACGCTGACACGCTCGCCATTTTTATGAATATATTTACTATCTAATCTTTAAGTTTGAGTTTAAAACGGTTCCGTCGAGATGGTCTCACGTTGCCCGACGCCCATGGAAACGATAAAATATATAAGTATGGCAACCAACGCCGCGGGCTTCGTGTACGCACTCGGTTGCAATTTACCCTCTTTGTTAAGCTGTGCCTTAGCATGTATATATCCTGCTGTAATACCACCACCAATCGCGGCCGCCCAGATTGGGTCTCTTAAATAGTCGGAAAGTTCCATTTAATAGTAACCAACTTTTTTTGTTCGGCGTTCTGGGGCATCCCCGAATAAGACACCGTCATCGGTCGGGGGGCTCATTTGCTGCTGACCAGTCGGATCCTGTACGGTGGGAATAGTTCTAAACTCATTATCGAGAGCGGACGGTTGCGTCGGCTCACCGTCTTCTTCCAAACTGGGCATTTCTTCCATTTCTTCGTGTTCCATCGTTTCATCGATGGGTTGCTCTTCGCCGCCCATCTGCTGTCCGATTTCACTGACATCGGCGCCGTCGGGAAGTGTTTCTGCGCCAGGTTGCTCGCCTTCTCCGTCATAAATGTCAGGATCTTCAGCATCGCCATCATGAGTACCATCGAGATCGATGTCTCTACTTTCTTGTGACATATAAGTTTGTAATATCTGCTGTACAGGTATGAGATCCTTCACGGAATTTTCGATGCAGGCAATGAAGCGAACCGCCAGTTGTTCATCTCTCGCATGTTCGCTTTGGTTTTCGTGTAATGCATAGGGATCTTTGTAAAGATCTTTGGCTGCCAAATTATAACATGTTTGAATGAATATTTCATTCGTTGGCAATTTTAAGCTTATCTTTTTGTTATCCGATTTAAGACGAACCGCGGATAATATCTTCGTGCAAGCGACAAAAACTGCGGCAAGGAGATCCGAATACCAAGCACATCTGGATGTGATGTTATCCGCGTGAGTCTTTGACATATTGTCACTCCAGTTCGGAACTTCTTTCAAAAGTTTCTGGAACATTTGCAATACTTTTCTGCCCTTGGACATTTTTACAGCTTCATCATACATAATTGAAAAGGTCTCTATCATAACCGGAACCATCAGGTGACACATCTGACCGAGGTACTCCTTTTTCGCCTCGACTAGAACATTCAAGTTATCCATTTATCATAGAGTGTGTTTTTAAAAAATAATTTAGTACGCACTGGTCATCTGTATTTATTTGCCGCCTTTCTGAGGTTAGCAAAACTAGGTAATTCTATATCATCTATCTCATCCTCGTCTCCTCGATCTTTCGTAGGTTTTTTAGTCTTAGGTATGAACCAAGATACATAAATATCTATCTCCGATACTCGCTGTGTGGTAAAACCGGATCTTCTAAGTTGTCTATCTATATACAGTGCCGCCTGTGGTCTATCGAATGCGGGATATCCCATGACGTATGTTGGTATCCTGAGAAATATCTGCTTATGACCATATTCTGCACTCTGACGTATCTTAGTCGAAAATTGTTCATATATTTTCATATACAATTCCTTTTTGATCTGTTTTCGATTTTCCTCGATTCGCTGAACATCCTCCAAATTGATCATTGATATTACTTGATTTTGTTTTTTGCGGATTCCAACTCACTTTTAGTTGGTAGGGCGGCTCTCTTTACGAGATCATAACTTATAAATTCCTGCCCCTCCTTACCTTCCGTGAATGCTTTGATCGCATTTTCGTCCAATACTTTGCTATCCATGGGTTGTGTTTGAAGTGACATGACTACCGGCGTTTCTCTGTTAATATCTACATCGACCGTAACCGCAAAACCAAACGCAAATCCACCCTCCTTCACTGCCATAAAAGATGCTTGGTGTATCACCATGGGTCCCTTGTCGCTGTTATCCTTTTTCACAAACTTTTTCACACCCAGCGTTTCAATGATATAATTACACACCTTTGTCTTCTTTTCGATGGCCGCATTCGTGGCCAAGATGATTTTTTGTATTGTGTCATTATTCATCTTGGTTTCTTCATATCTGTAATTCGATTTATCGATTGGTTTATCCGCGAGAACAATTCCGTTTATGGGATCTGAATGTCCTGAGTACCCAAACATATCCATGTATGTTTCACGTTTGTAACTCAGAAGAATGACCAGGGCAATAAGAACTAAAGCAACTGTTATCCTCATATACTTATATGCGTTAATTTAATTTTAGAAAATAAACTACTCATAGTAGATGGCACTTCTGATATTTAGTAGTAAATGTAATCACTCACAAGATGTACTGGAATATATCCATGAACATCCCCAACTTAAATCTATGATACAATTTCATAATGTTGATACCCAGGGAATACCCCATCAGTATGTACAGATACTGAAACGCGTCCCGAGTCTGATAACAAAGGATGGAAAACTTCTGGTGGGGGGAGAAGTTAAAGGTTGGCTTGGGTCAATGTTACCGTCAGAAGAATTTGTAGGATGGGGTGCGGGTGGCACCGCATCTACAAATTTAGATGACGCGGAACCAGATAGTTGTATATATGATTTAGACTCATATGGGTCTTCACTTAAACCGACAATAACAAGAGAACTGCAAGACAGGATTAATGCTACCGTAAATGACGCATATAATGACATAAAGAAGTAATCACTTTATTTGATAACATGAAATTGGCTACAATCCAGGCATCCGCTTTTAAGTCTTGTTTCGAAGTCTTAAAGGATATCCTCAATGACGTAAATATATATTTCAAGAGTGGTGGGATGTATGTCACAACCTTAGATACGGCGAGGACATCATTGATTGATGTGCATTTACCTGCCGATAATTTTGAAGAATATGAATGTAACGAAGAGATTGTCGCTGGTATCAATATATCAAATACATTCAAGTTATTAAAATCCATAACTAATTCGGATATTTTGAATATTTCGATAGATTCAAAAGAATACATGAATGTCGAGATTGTGTCCGAATCTAAAAATACAAATACCAAATTTCAACTTAAACTACTCGATATAAATGAAAGTCAGATTGAAGTACCGGATATTGAGATGAGTACAATTACGACGCTCCCATCGGTTGATTTTCAACGTTTGTGTAGAGATATGTCAAATATAGGCACGGAAATAGAAATAACCCGTGAAGGTACGCTCATGACTTTAAAATGTGACGGGGATTTCGCTAATCAGGAAACGTCTATATCTTGCAGTGAAGAGAGTCCAAGGATTTCGGGACTCTATTCATTGAGATATCTTAATATTTTCGCGAAGGGTTCTAGCATGTGTTCCAGTGTTCAGGTTTTACAAGAAGAAGCAAATCGCTTCCTTATTCTGAAGTATAACGTAGCAAGCCTAGGAGAACTCAAGTTTTATTTAGCCACTAAGGTACCCTCAGATCAGTAATCTTGTTGGTAGAAGAACTCAATACCTTAGACATCCCCAGCGAGTTTGTTAATTTAACTTTTGGGTATTTAGTTATGAGCTCGTCTTCATCCTGATTTAGAAAATCTTTTATATAAATTTCCTGTCCGTGAAAGTCATTTTTTGGGCCGGCATACACTTTCACCCTTTCAGTAATGTCTTCTAGTGGATTCTCGTTATCATCTACTAAATAGACTCTACTCAAAGGGATACTGAATGAAAACTCGGTATTTAAATCGTCTGGTAGTTTCATATTCAAATTGTTTGTCACTATTTTGTAAATCTTCCCGTTATACCAATATCGTATCCGAAGAACCACGTTTTTCACCTGTTTAGGGATGTGATTTTGGTAATCATCCTGGGATGTAACATTCGCATAAAACTTCTTACGATTTTGAAACCAAAATTGTGATTCATGTTTCCACATTTCATGTGTTATGTGCTCATCTCTGTCATCATCTTCACTAACCTGATATTCCATCAGTTTAGAATGTATATGATAGTCCGGCCTGGTGGTAACCCATTTATATAACCCATATACCTTCAGTAATACATGGTTTAAAAGATTGACTAACATTATAATATATGGAAGGTAATTTTTTAAGCCGATACAATAACAAAATTAATGAATGGGAGAAACTAATAGAAGAATATCCCGAGAATTCCAAAATTTATCATGCTGAGATGAGTGAATATATCATAAAATGTATGCCATATATGAACCAATATACCGATGATTTGGATAAGGTTACAACTGTCGATAACGTATTTAATTGTAAGGAAACTCATGGTCTCCAAAGAAAAGACATTTATGTTGATTATTTAATAGACGTAGAAAATCAATCTATAAATAGACAGATCGTGAAAGAAATGGTTGATGTCTGCCCGAGATGTCCCGATAGTAATGTTATTCACTTTAACGACACTAGCGACCTCACGTGTGACAATTGTGGTTTAATTGTATCCAAAATGATTAATCAAGAACTTACATATAGAGAGGAACAAGAAAGTTCTGAAAAGATAGTGAATTACTCGTACAAAAGAGAAAACCATTTTAACGAGTGGATGAGCCAATTTCAGGCACAGGAAATGACTACGATACCACCGGAAGTGATAGAACAGTTACGGGCAGAGTTAAAAAAGTTGAAGATAAAATCATTAGAAGAGATAACTCATGCCAAAATACGAGGTTTACTTAAAAAGTTAAAATTAAATAGATTTTATGAACATGTACCGTATATAACAAATATTCTTAATGGTATCAAACCTCCTAGCATGCCACAAGAATTAGAAGAACGACTTAGAATTATGTTCAAGGATATCCAAAAACCATTCGATGACAATTGTCCTAAAGAACGTAAGAATTTCCTATCCTACTCGTATGTGTTATTTAAGTTTTGTGAATTATTATCCGAAGATGTATATTGTCAGTACTTTCCCCTCTTAAAATCGAAAGAAAAACTCTATCAACAGGATGTGATTTGGAAGAAGATATGTAACGATCTTAGGTGGGAATTTATACCAACGATATAAAGATTATATTGTCTAAATGTATATGCCGACAACCATCCATTGTCTGCAACCTTGGATAGTGCGCCAGAGCGTGATCGCTAAAGCTAAGAAGGAGGAAACCCTAGAGGATTTGAAAAGGGAATTAAAAGAACCCCAAATAGAGAACAGTAAATTGCATATACAAGTAAATCAAATTAGAATGAAACCTAGATGGGATCCGCATTCTCATCGTATCCAACACCCCGAGAAGGATACTCGCATGCGACCGGAAATATATAAACAATTTGTGAGACAGGATGCTATGCCCATTGGTCACAACATGACATTAAAAGGAGAAGACCTACAAGAATTTATAGATCCAGACCTATTAGAGAACGGAGACGGATCAATTGATTAAAGATTTAATGACACATGATGTATATGAACACGCGGAAACCATCCATGATTAAGTACGACGTTGTTCCGGGTTTCAAAGGTAACATAACCGGGGGACAAAATGATATGATACGACGAGCGACGTCCATGTACCCCAAACCCCCACCCCGTAAATGGAATATCGATGAGTGCATCGAAAAAATCAAATGGGACGCGAATAGTAAATCAAAAATAACGACACTATATCTACCACACGGTGAGTTGTATAATCCAATGATACACAAGGCACAGCCGAGGTACGTAACATATGAAGATCTATATCCCGTGGAGCCAAAGCGCGGGAAAGTATCAATTTGGAAAAGAATCATTCGGTGGATACGAAGATCAGATCAATAGATATAAAGATGTTATTTATTATAATAATAAATGGACGAGCACGTTCAGTTCTGTGTAGATGACGCAAATTACCATCTAGAGAGAGCGAGAGAAATACTCACAAAAGAAATTAAAAACCCGGCTAAATATCACGCGGAAACACTTGATTACTATAAATTAATGGCGAAGGCTTTTCCAATTCTTGTATGGATGTCACACAACGAATCTCACACTCATGAGAATTCACCGGGGGATAGTTTATCAAGAGTGCATTCTTCAAACCTGTCAAGCGAAGATAATTTTGAGCCTGAATCTCCGAAGCTTCCGTGAGTGATTTAATGGCCTTAAATTCGAGTACAAGTTCCTTATTTACTATAATATCAGCTCTTAAATTTCCTACATTATGCCCTTCAAAATCGATTGGGATTATCCTCTCCGATTCGTAAGGTATAGAATCTTTACGAAGTAGAATTTCCATAGCATTATGATATACTCTCTCACTAAAACCCGGTCCTAGTTGAGAATATATTTTATCAGCAAAAAAGCGAATACGATTTCGTAATTGCGTTCCTATCATTGATTATTTTACGAGCAATATCTTTAATAGAACTAAGTGGAGACGCCGATTCCACTTATTTGTGGAAGCGGAATGGCATCCGGGTGATTTCCGAGAGCATATGCCGTAACAGCAACTAACGCGTGTGTCACAATTCCCAAAACAAATTTAGTTTTAATCACCATTTGAATACGAAAACGCAATTCGGGTAAAATGTGAATGACTCGCTGTTTGATCGCGGCCGGAGAACGTCGGTGTCTATTTGCGATTTGGTCTATGGGCTCCGTCGACGATAAAAGCTCATCGATTAAATTAGCATCCTCGTCTACGGACCATTTCTTCGGTGATGATTTCTTGGATTTCTTTATCTGTGTCTTTTTTACTTCGGCGCGCCCCTTTTTCGTGAGTGCTTCCGGATTCATCTCCGCCACCACCCCCAAGAAGGAGGAATCCTTTTGGGAGCGAGTTCTTGGACGATTACTAGTACTCGGTTCGATAAAGATAGTCATGTATATATATTTTTATCGTAAAAGCTTTAAATTAATAAAGGGGTTCATGGATACCATCTCTTTGTGATCTTATACATTTCGATTTATCCGGTCCCTCTCTGCGATCGATTTCCCCTAATAATTCTTGTGCGGTGATACCCGTTTTATTTCTAATTTCCATGATATTCATTCGTTCGACATACATATCGTAGGCAATGTGTCTCAAACGTTGTTTTAATCTATCATACGGTATTCCGTATATTTCACATACTTCCAAGCGTGAGCGTCCTCTCATGATGTGGTCGATTAACACGTCATCGAAATCTGGACTAGTCCACATCGAATTTTCGATGTTATCTTCCGTGAGTAGGGATTTCACTTTAAAATTGAGTGCGCGTCGAAATATGTTTTTGATCCCATTCACTATATTCGACATGACTATACATGGATATTAAACTTTAACTGTTTTCACACATGTGTGTAGATATTAATGAATATATCGCGGATGCGTTAATATAAAATTGACACCATGACGTTACCTACTGATCATAGATCCACCTACGGTGAATATTACCAAAAACTTACACTAGTGTACGTTAAGTGTATACTCTTTTATGAAATGTTCACGGATGCGTTAATATAATTTTTACATGAATACTTCGACCTTTCGAAGTATTAAGAGTCTACGGCTGGCAACATAATCTTGCGCAATTTGAAAAATCTGTGTATATATAATATTATTTTTAGGCCTATGAGACGTTTTTTCGGACATGATCATGAGCCGATTTTTGCTCGAAAATGGGGGTTTTTAAAATACTTTTGATTCATGCTTTTGAAGGGGGTCTAAGATGTGTAAGAGTATTATAAAAAATTTAAGACTATGAATAGAGATATCCGAAAGTAATTTACATAATTTCGGTACAATTTGGGCCATACTTTTTACACTTTCGCACACTTAAGTGTAAAGAGTATTATATAAAACTTAGGACTATGAAATGTATTTTTTTATAATACTTTCAAATACTTTCAAATCTCAACATTTTTTTCGGGATTAAGGGTCACATGAAACCTAAGTTGTGAAATTTCATGATAAATATAATACCATTTTATACTATAATGTTAAGTCTCAAACCTCTCATTACACGACCACGTGTCAGGGTTTGTGCTCCATTTCGCCGTAAAAGTGTTCGACCCCAGAGAACGTCTCGTGGTAATCTTCAGATCGCCGCCAGTGTTATAAAAAAGCCCGATCTATCAGATCCCATACTTCGTGCCAAGCTCGCTAAAGGGATGGGTCACAGTTATTACGGTGAACCGGCATGGCCCAACGATCTTCTTTACATGTTTCCAGTTGTCATACTCGGTACCATCGCATTATGCATAGGCCTCGCCGTCATGGAGCCTACCCCTCTCGGTGAGCCGGCGGATCCGTTCGCCACTCCACTTGAAATTCTCCCGGAGTGGTACTTCTTCCCGACCTTCAACGCACTCCGTGTGATCCCGAACAAGCTCATCGGCGTCCTCTCCATGGCTGCCGTACCGGTGGGTTTGATCACCGTACCGTTTCTCGAGTCCATCAACAAGTATCAAAATCCGTTCCGCCGACCGGTGGCGATGACGGTTTTCACGATCGGTACATTCTACGCGATTTGGATGGGTATAGGTGCCGCGATGCCCATCGACAAAGCTCTAACACTGGGTATCTTCTAGAATTTACATGTTCGCACAGATTGATCAAAAGTATTTTTTCAAGATTAACGGGCATATGAAACCTAAGTCACCAGATCCACCCCAAAAAGTCAAACAAACGAACGACTCAAACATGGCCATCAACGCTCAATCTATTTCTACCTACGTTTCCAATCTTGAAAAGGATAACGCCGCACTCAGGAAGCGCGTTAAAGACCTGGAAGAAAGTAGGGATTCTCTTTTACAGCACATTCAAGACGAAAATACCAAGCTCTGGGATGAATACTTGGCGGAGGACGATGAATCTGTCGCGTCCAATACCGACGAATCCGAATCCGAGTCAGAAAGCAGTACAATGGCACAAATAACTGGCGATGAACCTTATGAATCCGATTCTGATGCTACCACGGTTGGCAAACCGGGCTCGTCCGAAACCGAAGAAACGGAATCCGAATCCGATTCCGATTACTTTGTCTGTTACAATCATGACCTGACGGCATTCCTCGATGATCTCGCCGATCGTGAAGAAAACAAATACAAGAAATACGCGTTTCGACACGCCGCTAACATGGTGTATAACTATCCTTCGAAGGTAAAGTGTGGCGAACAAATCGCCCATATCTCGGGCATTGGCCAGGGTATCATCCGAAGAATAGATGAATATCTCGGAACGGAGACCCTCACGACGGATTCTGAATCTGAATACGAATCCGAATCCGAATCCGATCTTCTTTCGCCATTAAAGGGAAAGAATTAATTAAAGGCATGACCATATAATCTAACATGGATATTAGAAATTGTAATGGCATCGAACTACTTAAATCTCTAGATGATAAGAGTGTAGATCTCATTTTAACCGATCCACCCTATATAATCTCACACGAAACGGGCATGAACAAATTACGAGACGCGATCGATTCCGGTAAAGATCTATCGAAGACGGAACAAGAATGGAACGACTATACATCTAAAAACAAAGTCGAGGCACCCAACGCCAAAGAAAATTATCTAAAATATGGGACAATTCACGGGACTAAGTATAGCGTGAAAACAAACTACGGTGAATGGGACGAGAACTTTACGATGGATGATCTCAGTGATTTCATTAAATTGTACTATGATAAACTGAGAGACGGTGGTACTTGTATAATATTTTTTGATATATGGAAATTATCATACCTCAAAGAACTCATGGAAAAGCACAAATTTAAACAATTACGATTTATCGAGTGGATTAAAACGAACCCACAACCCATAAATTCGCGAGTTAATTAC